GTTGCTCGTTCTAAATAATTACTATATATTATATATAAAGAATATCTTAAAAACTTTATTTGCTAGTTATTCTTTTTCTTTATATTTTTAAGTATACACTATCAATACCCTGGATTTTACAGGTTAAACAACAATCAACATAACTATTTGATAACAATTATTTTTATTGTCTGGTTTATAACGTTTTGTTACAATTTATACTGTTTATAACGTTTTGTTATAATATGTCCTATTTGTCCTAATACAATGTTATAATTTTTAGTGCTGGCACCTAGATTCTAACCCCCACCCCACTGCGTCTAGGTGTCCAGTTTTATTTAATGGTATAATCAATTATCATGTGTGCTCCTACAGTAGAAAAATATGGCGCCTCGCCAGCAAATATCCAATGGACAGTAGTCCGTGGAGACACAGCAACCCTGCTTATAGAGTTTTTAGAGGACGATGAAGTAACTGCCTTTGATTGCTCCGACTGGACCTTTAGAGCAACTGCCTATGATCCAATGGGAAATGTGTTAGATAATCTAACTGTAACTGATGTTAATAATAAGGCAACAATTACTGCCCCCGCATCAATTACAAAAGACTGGGGAACAGGCTACAATCAGGTAGCAGCAGAATTAAGATTTGACCTTGAGGTAGTTATAGAGGGTGGCAGCGGACCAAATGCAGACACAGTTTGGACTCCAGTTATAGGAACTATATGTGTTTTAAGTGATATGACTCCAGGTTTATAATGCCAATAGTAAAAGTTTCAAACCCTACACCATTACTTCCGCCAGTAATTAAAATTGGCAAAAAAATATTTAAAACTAAAATAAAGTAGTTAGGATAAGTCATGGCTAAAAGCATGGACTTTCCTCAAAAGAAAAAATATTTAGAAACAATCCAAGAAGTTAGAACAACGGAGTATATTGCCGTTCCTGGAATTACTGGAGAAAAAGGTGATGTAGGACCAGCAGGCCCACAAGGAGAGCGTGGTCCAAAGGGCGATAAAGGCGATAAAGGTGATATTGGTAGGACTGGGCCACAAGGAGAACGTGGAGAGCCAGGAAGGGCAGGGGATGGATACGATAGCCCATCTGGTCAGTATCCTGGATGGGCATATTATGCAAATAAAAGTACGCAAACATATAGGCTAGGTCCAGAAAGAGGAGAAGATGGTTGGGTAAGTTTTTTCTTAGATATAGACGAATCAAAAACCATTCAAACCTATTTACCAAATAAATCTGTTTCCTTATTAAACACAACAGCAAATAACATAAATTTAAAAACCTTGAAGATTGGGGCTAAAATAGAAATTAGATATGATTTTTCTTTAGAGACCTATGCTCCGAATACAGAGGTTTGGATTAGAACTCTTTTACGAGACGAGGATCTTTCTCCAACTGGATACGTTGGTTTAGTCAAGTATCAGTACTCATATGATATCTCATATTGTCAAACCATTTTTATCAATAGCGATAGAATTAAAAACTATGGAGGAATACCTCAAGTCAGAACTGACAATGAAAGTTCTTTTATTTTAAAAGGTATCTATGTATCAGTTTCTTAGTGGTATAATTAAGCAGGAGGACTAATGGCATTTCCAGGCACATATAATTTTAATTACTACCGTGGTGATAGGTATGAATTTGTAATCCGTCCAAAAACTGCAAACGGTGGGGCTTTTGATTTAACAGGCTACAGCGCAAATTTTTTTGTTGCTAATGCAAGAGGAGAAGGTCAAACTCAGTACGAAATGCAGGCTATTGTTGATGGATCTGCAGATACTGTAACTTGTACAATTTTGCCAGGCGCAGGAGAAAGTTTAACTGCTGGAAATTATGTTTATGATGTTCAAATAGATTCTGGCGCTACATTAGTTTATACACTTTTAACGGGAACTGTAACAGTAACAGATGATATTACTGGAGCAGATGATTCATAATGGTTGATGTATTACTCAATACCGACGATGTTGTTGTTATAGGCCCACCAGAGTCAATTGACTTATTGGTTGACATTGGACCACAAGGAACTCGTGGCAGTAAATTTATTGTTGGTTCTGGAGAACCCAATGCACTAACAGCAAGTGGTGTTTTATTTGGAAATACTTTAATTTTAAATGATATGTATATCAATACTGCCCCAGGAGAAAATTATGGATATATGTATCAATATATTTCTCAGGCTGGTGCAAATACTTGGGTTCAGGTTTTAAAAGTAAGTCCAGCAATCTATTCGGCTGTAGAAACAATTTCATTTACGTCTGGTGCAGCATCAATTACGATCCCAATATCAAATATAGTAACAGTTAGTGGCTCACCACTTACCGCTTCAAATTTCAATATTCAATTCAGAATTGAAGGAGCAAATCCAATTGCATCAGCAATGGAGATTCCTGCTTTAGCGGGGGCTGGAACAAACTTAGTAATAAATTTTGACGCAGTTCAATATAGCGGTGGTACTTGGTCAGCACTTACTGGAAGTAAGACAGTCCATCTATTTATCTCTATAGTTTAACAAAAATGGTATAATCTTTATAGAGGTGACCACATGGCTGTAGAAAATATAGGAAACTTAGTACCAACTAAAATTCCAGCATTAAGTGATGATGCTAATATTCAAGATGCCCTAAAAGCGTATCATTATGGATCTTATGATTTTAATACCGCAGAAACTAATACGGCAAATCTTTTAAATCCATCTATTGCTTACAGCATTACTAATTTACAAACTCAAATTACTACAAAGGCTGCACTAGAAGTTGCAGCAAGGGATATTTCAAGAGCGACAACAACTGCTCCGACTGCAGCAGCATTTACAGCGTTTTCTAATACAATACCAGATGGATATGTTTGGCTAGACACAGACTCGTCCGCAGGGGTTGGATACTATTCAGCAACTTCTGCGTATACAACAACTGCCCCATCAACAAATTTAGCAAATGGCCTTATTTGGATTAAAAAAGGTTCAAGCCCACTTGAAATGTATGTTTATAATGGCGACACCAGTACTTTTAATAGGGTGATCTAGTGCCTACAGTATTTGATTCAGACGGTAAAGCGGCCTACGTATATAATGTAGCAAATGACACTTGGTATCAAGTTTCTGGAAAAACAGATATCTCTGGAACATTTGAGTGGACTGGGCTACACACACACCTTTCTAACTTTACAACTGCAGAAGCATCTGTAGCAAAAAAAGGAACCAATAATTTTCTTAATCCAGCAGCCAGAGATGCAGCAATTCCATCCCCTACTGCTGGCACAATATGTTTAATAAGGCAAAATTCTGGTGGAACAACAATAAATGAAATACAAGTTTATATTGGCGGTAGTTGGACAACAGTTCTTCCATCTCCAGTTGGAAAAACAGGAAAATATCTAAAAAGCGATGGTACAATATCGTTATGGGAACAAAGCCCAGATGCAATGACTCAAGTAATATTAATGATGGGAGCCTAAAATGGCTGTAAGTTACAAAGTGTTAGGCCAGGTTAAACCTGCTGCAGAAACATTAACAACTCTTTACACAGTACCTACTGGTGCTGATAATTATGCTGTAGTTTCTTCTTTAGTGATAACTAATCTGACTGGAGATTTAACAAATGTTAGAGTTGCAGTTCGGAAAGCAGGAGCAGCAATAGAAGATAAGTTTTACATAGTTTATGGAAATGGAATTGCTCCATATCAAACTCAAGTTTTTACAATTGGAATTACTTTAGCATCAACAGATGTTGTATCAGTTTATGATTTAACAGGTAAGTGTTCATTTAATTTATTTGGATCGGAGAATTCATAATGGCAATTAATATTAATCCAGGAACACCATTAAGGCATGTTGCAACAATCACTACAACAGGTAACTGGACCGCACCCGCAGGAACAACTGTAGCATTTATATCAATTCATGGCGCAGCAGGCGGTGGCGGTAGCGGTTCTAGCGTCGGACATAGATATGGCCAACAAGGCGCTGGTGGACGGGGTGGAAATGGAGTTATTGGTTCTGGCTATGTTCAAGTTACTCCTGGCTCAACTCATGCAATTACAATAGGTGCTAATGGTACTACTGGTACTACTGGTGGTACTACTAGTTTTGACGGTGCTATGACTGTTACAGGCGGTCAAGGTGGTCAGAATGGTTCAGCAAGTGCTGGCACTCAGGGAAGTGTAGGATCGCTCTCAGCAGTAACATCATTATCAACGGTTAGCCCTTCTGCATCAACATTAACTAGAGTTTTTAGCACTTCATCACAGCAAACTGGCGCAGCAACTGGCGGTGCTGGCGGTAACGGTGGTCGTTACGCTCAACAAGCACAAAGTGGCGCATCAGGTAGCAGTGCTGGCTTCGTGAACATATACATATAGGAGATAAAATGAAAACATATGCCGTTTTAGATGACAACTCAAAAGTAGTTAACATTATAGTTGCTGCATCATTAGATATTGCAGAACAAGTAACTTCTTCTTTTTGTGCTTTAATTCCACTAGGAACATCTGTTGACATGGGTTACTCATATGCTGATGGAGCATTTAGTGCTCCAATAGAAGAAGCACCTGCAGAAGAAACACCTGCTTAATAATTAATATAAAATAACCCCCAAAGGAGAAATCTAATGGGGGTATTTTATTGATTAATTTTTATTACTTACATGGATACTTGTTATACCATTCTTGGTACCTTTTTCCATTTACGGAAGTCCAAGCAGACCAGTCTTTTCCACCATTAGTCATGTGAAGAGCAATTTGTGCGTTGACTACTGGGTTTAATAACTCAGCATTTGAGTCTAACTCAAACTTCTCTCTACGATCTGAACCTAACTCTCCAAGCATATTTATTTGAAATACACCATAAGAACTATCTCCAGTTTTTACGTTACCGTTGAAAGCAAGAGGACGACCATTAGACTCTGCCTTTGCAATAGCACAAGCAGATCTTAAAGCCTTTCCTTCAAACCCTACAGCCTTTAACATATCCACCAGTTGCTCATCAGTTAAATTATGAGCATTTTCATACTTTTCTAATTTTTTCTCTTTAGAAACCAAAAAGGCCACCTTTTGGGTGGCAGACTTGACGGACTCTTTAATTAGTAAGTTGTTTTCACTCGTTGCATTTGCAGCCCCTGAAAAAACAGTACCACAAATAACCAACGACAATACCCCTAGCCAAACATTTGCTTCTCTCATTGTAAAATACCTCCTAGAGAACAAATGCTACCAAGTAGGTAGCA